TTGGAATTAGAAGATGTAATTGAAGAGTATTTATATCACTGTTTGGCGAAAGGATTCACACCAAAAACAATGAAGAATAAACGCCAAGAAATGAAGCAATTAAAAAGGTTTCTAATGGATGAGAAGGGGATAAGCGAGTTAGAAGCCATCAATACGCTACATTTAAAGCAATACGTTAGAACGAAATATAAAGAGGGCTTACAGCCACAATCAATAGTATCTATGTTTAAATTGGTTCGTGCTTTCTTTAGTTGGTGTCAGAAAGAGGAATACCTTAAAGAAAATATTGCCAAAAAGGTTGAATTACCGAAAGTTCCTAAGAAATTACTAAAAGGATTTACCATTCAAGAGGTATCTGCAATGATAGATGCATTTAGTTATAAAAACTACATTGAAGCAAGAAATAAGGCAATAGTAGCCATGTTAAGTGATTGTGGGTTGCGAGCGATGGAAATTAGAGGGTTATTGACTCAAAACGTAAAAGAAACAACGATTTTAGTTAATGGTAAGGGGAATAAGGAGCGTATTATGTTCATCTCTCCACCGTTAAAAAAGATTCTAATTCGATATGAGAGATTAAGAAAACAGTATCTCAAAGATAAAATTGTTAAGACGGACAATTATTTTTTGTCTTATACAGCCGACCCATTGTCGCATATGGGGATTTACAATGTAATTAAAGAAGCAGGAAAAAGAGTAGAAGTTGAAGAGGTAAGATGTAGTCCGCATACGTTTCGACATTTCTTCGCTGTTCAGTGTATTTTAAACGGAATTGACATCTTCACATTATCAAAATTGTTAGGTCATTCTGATGTATCGACCACACAGCGTTATTTACAGTCATTAGAGGATTTTGAACTTATTAAGAAGGCAATGCCTTCAAGTCCATTAATGAATATTGGTAGGTCATCATAAATCGTTCTCATCACTGATATTGAAACAAAAAGGGTCATTGATGACCTTATTATTTTAACAGTTATTTAAATGTCAATAAAAAAAGTAGAGTGTTGGTAGCACCCTACTTTTTACGTTAGTTTCATTCGCATTAAAACTAAATAGGAAAAATCCTACACCTTCATTTTATCGAAAAAAATTTGATGATGCAAGGACTATTAAGTATTGTCTTTTTTATGAAGTGTACGGTAATTTTCAAACGTGGGAATGACCTAACACCACGCTAAACACTTGAACAGGTTCGCTAAGCCAATGTCATAAAATTAAGCGTATACTCTCAAAAGCGTTTCCTTGTTTACGCTGAGTATAGTCTAGGAGAGAACGTCCATAAACGGTTTGGTAAAGGTTGCTTGGTGTACTACGGTGCAGGTAGCAACGAATAAGAAAGATAATATTAGGTTACGAATAATTAAGGATATGTCAGTAGTACAATTCCTTCCCTAAATCTTTCGGCATGTTGGACAAGCATGGCATGTTAAAAGTTCGTTGTAGGTGAAAATCTAACGTTCAAACAAGGTGTTACTATACGGAAACCTTAACCCGATATACAATGTTGGAGTGACAATGAACGTCTGCTTTATATCGCTTTAACTTTTTCATTTTTGCGATATAAGGTAGTCATTCTCTGCCCTAGCCGTTGTCCTTTCCACTCAACCAATGTTGAAGGACGGACACCGAAAGTCAATAGAAAAATGTGTAGGTGCTCAAAAGTTAAAATCACAAAAAGATTAAAAAGTCAAGAATTATATAACGCATTTTTTGACAAGTGTAACAAAAAATGTTATACTTTAGTTAAGGGTTTGGGAGAACCTATGTATAGATATAAGGGGAATGAAGTATGAGAGAATTAATTAAAAAGTATCAAGAAACTGGACAAGATAGAGAAATTTTACAAGTATTATTGGATTATGTGGATGAAGATTTAACAACATTGAAATACAATGATAATGCACCAGAAGTAAAAGATGGTTTAAAATATGTGGCTTATCGTATTAGAGCATTTATGATGAAAAGTTGTTTTGCTAGAAGAAATGCTAGGAATTTAACTGAAAGAAGTAATCAGGTAGATGATTTTGAAGGGTTACATGAATTTCTAGATTACTTATATGAGGTAGATTGGATTAAGTTAGATTGGAGAGCGTTGCGTAATTATGATTTTTCTTCAATTTACGTTAATGAAAGCGAAGTAAGAGATTGTTTAGGTGCTACACAATATGATTTCTTTAACCTTTTAAAGAAATTTGAAGGATTGGGGCAAAGTAGCGATGAGTTTAAAATAGATTTTAAACAAACTAAAGATAATTTATTACCATTGTTTGAAGAAGCATTTCTTTACGCAATTAAGAAAGTGGATTGTGAGAGGGAAACAAAAGAAATGGTTAAATATATAAATAAAGCAATGTTAACGAAATTCATTGAATTACAAATGAAGAGAGATAATGTTAAGCGTATCCGTAAAGGGAATAAATCTACATATGTAAAAGCAGAAACAAATGCAGAAGAAACAGATATTTGGATGATGATGTTTGGTAAGACATTGAAGCACATTGGAGGATTAGAAGCATTTAGTTTATGGCTTACTCCAAACCAAACTAAATTTGTGCAAGACGTTTACAATATCATTGAAAGAGATTTAAAAGAAAATAACACAGGTGCTTTCAGATGGAAAGAAGACGGTACACCTGTTTTGAAGAAACGTCATTTAGCAAAGCAAATGGAAGTCATGACAAATCAAAAAATAACTGAGACAAACTTCAAACAAACTCTTAAACGTTGTGAAAAGAAAATCTTTGATAACTGGAAAGAAGTAATTTCAAATAGATTCTAAACCACTCATTTTAACTGTATGAGTGGTTTTTTATCTCTTCTAATAAAAAATCACCTCAAACACTAAAAAATCCACCTAATAACTTTAACGATTTCATATAACAAATTTAAAAAAGTTACACTTTTCCATATATTTATTTTATGTATGAAGGCGCTAATTTAATAATATTTTTTGCTTTCAAATTGAAAATTTTAATTATGCAACCCCTTTGCATAATCAATTCCCCTTAAAAGGATTACCTTAAAATTAGTTGCAACGGACTGCTAACCGTTGTAACCTGCTAGGATTTTATCTTAGTGATAGCCAACTGGTGGAAACGGTACGACTGTACTGTTTCCTATTTTTATTGAATTAAAAGGAAGTGCTAAATAAAAATGGACGAAATCAATAATCAAGAACAGGTACAAGATGTTGAGGAAACTGAAATTAAAGACACTCAACAAAATGAAGAAATAGTTGAAGAAAAAACTTATTCAAAAGAAGAAGTAGATTTACTATATAACCAGATTGAAGAGTTGTCACAATACAAACCAAAAGAATTAACGGATGATGAAATTAAAATTCAACAAAAGTTGGAATCTATTTGGAAAAGAGAGGTTGCACAAACCTTAAAAGAAGAAGGCGTTGAAGTTTTCGCTGACTTCATTAACGTTTCTGTCGATGATACAGAAGCATTAAATAATCAAATTACAAGATTAAAGGAAATCATTGGTCAACTAGAGTTGGCGAATGGATATAAACCGACAAATCATAAACAGGTGGATGGTTATAGCGTTGCTAAGAAAAACAAAGACACTAAATCTATGATTAGTCAAAAATTAAATTTTTAATATAAGAAAGAGGAAAAAAGAATGTTAGATTCTAAAAAATTAACTACACAGGAAAATATTCATCTTACTGATGAAATTGCATTAGTAGCACCTATCGCTACTCCATTTTTCACATTACTTATGAGCAAAGGGTTATATGTTGACTCGAAAGGTAAATTTCACACATGGAGAGAAAAAACTCTTGATGGTACTGCTGACATTTCAGTTGATGAAGGCATTGATGCAACTCAATTCGTACAATCTGGACGTGCAGAACTAAATAACGTTATGGAAATCTTCTACAAAGCAACTTCTGTATCTGGTACAGCACAGGCAACAGGTGCAGTTGGCGACTTATTCGCACAAGAAATCAATGACCGCTTAATTGAACTTGCTATTGGTATGGAGAAAAAACTAATTAATGGTGTTAAGAACGATGGTGCTAGCGGTAAACGTCAAATGGATGGTATTTTAAAATTTGTTGACGCAGATAACGTTGTAAACGGTGCTACTAAAGATGTATTAACTGAGAAAGAAATTAAGGAACTTGTTAAGAAATTATGGACAGCAGGAAATGAAAATGGTGAATTTTATGCATTAGTTGGTGCTGACTTAAAAGACCAAATTGACGAACTATACAAAGACCGTTATTCTTACCAACATGTGACTACTGACTTCGGTATTGTTGTAAATTCTGTAGAAACTTCTTACGGAAAAGTTAACTTTATCCTAGACCGTTATATGCCAGCAGATAAAATTGTTGCATTTGATGTAAATGCTCTTAAAGTTGCTTTCTTACGTCAACCACAATTTGAACAACTAGGTAAAACTGGTGACAATGTTAAAGGTCAGGTAGTGGCAGAATGCTCACTTGAGGTTGGAAGTAAAAAAGCAGTCGCAGTTTATAACCTTAAACAAGCGTAATAATGTAACAAACAATGAATAGGTAGAGGGGTTAACCCTCTCCTATATTATTTTGATAATCGTTTAAAATTTTAAATAGGAGGTAATCAAAGTGAACATTAAGGATGAATATGTGTTAAAGCGCAGAAAAAAGAAAATTCGTTTGCGACAATTAGCCGAACATATTGGATGTTCACAATCATTAATCAGTCAATATGAGACAGGTAATTGTGAAATGGATAGAGTTAAAATTGATAAGTACAAAGAATTTATAGATAACTTTTAAAAAATACTTGACAATTTAGTTTTATGTAATACATAAATTTGAAATGTGTAACAAAAAATGTTATACTATATACAGGATGAGGAATCATCCAAATAAATTAAAAAAGATAAGTTAAAGGAGTGAAATATGTGGAAGTAGTAGAAACTTAACTCTTTTACTCAATCAGCACGTGAGTAAAAGGGAATAAAGGAATAATACATAACACTTATAAAATTTAATAATAAAATAAAAAGATAAAAATATGGTTTTATCAAACGTTGAAAACATAAATTAGTGCAAAAGTTTTAAGAGTGAAAGTTACACTTTCGCTAATTTATGAAGCAAGGTTTTAAAAAAAAAATTTCCTCAATGGGTATTTGAGGAAGCAGATTTTACAGTATGTATGAGCGATGATATCGATAGTTTAGTTGGTGCAACAATCCTCAAACAAGTTAAAGATTGGGAAGTGGAACATTTCTACGATTTCAACAATCTTTACTCCACAAATAAAAAAGACAAACGCAAAGCAGTCGGTGTTGATATTGCCCTTGTAAATGGCATGACATACGACAATCACGTAACAATGCTCTCCAACAAAAGTAAACCAAACATAATGAGTGCAAATCCAAACATAATTGAAAGAGTTTCAAGAGATAACTACACAGACAAATATGCAATGAGTACAGCATTGCTACTATACGCATTATATGATATTCCATTGCCTTCAACAGAAGATGGAAAACTAATGCTCATGGCAATTGATTCTAGTTACTTAGGATACTACGATTACAAAGGTAGATTTAGAGAAACCCAATGCAATTGGCTAGAAAAAATGGGCATGGAAGAAATAATTCGTCTTCAAGAAAGACATACATTAATGGACTTTGAAGAAGTTCAAAGAAGGTATAATTCTTCTAAAAAAATACTCTTAAATGACAGCGGTTTCTTAGAAACGAAAATGGATTTAGAGGGTATTAGTCAATTGTTGGAATTGGATATTATCCTGCCAAATAAACAATTTGAAATTAGAAAAGAATTTACTCGTAATATATACGATTTGAAAAATGGATGTACATATGATAATCAACTTGTTAATTCTCATTACAATCCATTTTCGTATGCTCTTACGAGTAAGAAGAAGTTAAATATGACGTTGATGTAATCAACGGTTAAATCCAAGAGAGGAAGATATATGGACATGAATAAATATTTTTTCTGTTACAGCACGAATTTACACGACTTTTTAAGATATGAGAAGGAATTAAGATTTATTTGTACAGCAATTCATGATAAGACAAATAAGCGTTTTTGGTTATTTGAAAGAACAGAAGAATTGGCAAAGGCATTAGTAGAATATCGTATCAATAGAGAAGAAAACGGATACATAAAAGGGTAATATTATATCAATTATTTTAAATTAAGGGGAAATTTAAATGAAAATGACAACAGATAGTTATATCCAAATTCCAAACGTGGCGTTTGGGTTTGGTACAGAGTACAAATTAAACGACGATGAGTTAAAGGTGTTTGCTTATCTTCAATTTATGAAGAATGTTGGCACAATGAATATCAGAACACATGTAACAATCATAGTGGAAGATTTAGGGTGGACGACTTCAAAAGCAAGTCGTGACAATGTGAAGGCAGGAAAAGCATTGGAAGGTTTAAGAGATAAAGGTTATATAACGTTATCTTTCAACGGTGATGTAAAAAAGAATGCACTAGCAATTGAAATAAACGATGAAATGAAGAAAGCGACAGCAGAGGGGAAAGTTAATTGGAAACAGAATCCATTCAAATTCAAAGGTTTTACGCCAATTAAATCAAGTGAATACAATCTAGCAGGAGGAGATGATTATCACCTAACAGTTATGGCTTACCATAATTGGAGAAATAACGCACAATTCGAATATCCTATTTGCGACAAAGAATGGTGTGAAGTGCTGGAATTAGGCATGACACGAACAAGGGAAATCATTAACGATTGCACATTTCTAACAAAGGTTTCTGGTAAAAGATATCAAGATGAAACTGGACAATGGAAGCAAGAAACAAACCAATATGTAAAAAGTATGTCTATTAAGACGAATTTAAAAGAAACCGAAACAACAAATAAAAACTTATCCTTCCTTGAAAGAGAGAAAGAAAAGGTAACCGACTTATTGGTTAAATTTGATGATGTTGTTTTTAGCGAAATCTTTGACAAAACAGTCAAATTTGATTGGAAAGGTTACAGAGCATGGAAAGAAACTGAATGTGACATTGTAAAACAAGCAGGTGCTAAGAAATTTGAAATTCTTGAAAAAGCAGGTCAAGGTTGGGTTAGAGAGAAACTTGAAACAGAATATCAAGATTATCTATCTAAACAAAAACAAGTAGAAGCACATTTTAAGCGTATGGAAGCACAGATGGAACAAGAAGATTGTGTTGACATGGAAGAATGGCAAAAACAGCAAGCAAAGAGGCGTGCAGAGAAAAAAGCGAAGGAACCAAAATGGGATTTCTTTGATGAATGTATGTAAGGAAGAAAGAGGTTTAAGTAAAACGACATTAAAGGAAGCATTAAAGAAAGTTACAAAAGAGAATCGGATGTATTTTAATTATAAATTCCCAGATACAAGATTTAATCAAACTATTCAGCCCAAAAATGAGGAAGAATTTCTTATTTCAGTTGGCAGAAAAACTATGAATGGTTTTACAAATTGGGAAAAGACACCAGAGTATGCGAATTTGGTGGCACTATATTTACAATCGTTAATGATTGATGACATTAGATTGATGTATGATGCAGTAAGAGAGAAGGCAGTTGATGGTGACGATAAAGCCATTGGCACATTCCTTAAACTGTACAAGGAAATCAATTCTATCGTGAAAGGATTCGAAACCATCTCTAATGAAGATGGAGAAGATGACGATGGGTTGATGGTGTAAGATGAGCAAGAAATTAACAACAAAAGAAAAACTAGAATTAATTAACAATGACCCTGTTTTGTGGCTTAAAAATTTCGTTAAAATCACGACTAATACAGGTGATTACATACCTTTTGTGGTTAATGACCAACAAAAGAAATTCATTAATGAAATGGGACGTTTTAATGTAATTGCAAAGGCAAGACAAATTGGTTTTAGTACAATGTCATTGGCTTTGTGTTTATGGATGGCAATGAACAGACCAAGAACAAATTATATGATAGTTTCCTATAAACAAGAGTCATCAACATCATTATTCGATAAATTAAAAATGATGTACGATGACCTACCACATGATAAATTTAAATTTCCAAAAGATACACAAAACAACCGTAACCAATTGAAATTTGATAATGGCTCATCTATTACACTTGCAACAGCAGGTGGTAAAGATGTTGGTCGTGGAACTACATATGAATACATTCTTTTATCAGAATTTGCATTCTATGAGAATCAAGATTCAATATTATTATCAGCAGAACAAGCATTGGCAAAGAGTAAAACATCAAAATTAGTAATTGAAACTACTTCAAACGGTTTCAACTCCTATCAAACACTCTTCATGAACGCATATAAAGGTGAGTCGAAGTACAAAGCATTTTTCTTTCCTTTCTATTCTTCCTCATACGCAAAACAATTCAAAGATGATTATGATGAAGCAGAAATATGGTACAAAGAAAATAATAAAGGAAAACGTCTTACTAAAGATGATTTAGAGCAAGACGAAATATTTTTACATAATCAAGGTGCTACTCTTAAACAGTTAATGTGGCGCAGGTGGAAATTACTTGATATGACTTTACAACAATTTTATCAAGAGTTTCCTGCAACCCCAATGGAATCGTTTATCAGTAGTGGATTAAACGTTTTCGACCAACAAAAGATTGTCGAACGCTTAAAATATATTAAAAAACCATTTCTATATAGAGATGTAAAAATATTCATTCCAGATAGTATTGCAAAATACATTGGAAAATCGTTAATGATTTATGAATTACCTGTTGAGGGTGTCCGTTATTATGGTGGCGTAGATACTGCAAGTGGTAGTGGTGGTGACTATTCTACTATCTCAATTTTAAATGCAGACGGTGAACAGGTGTTAAGTTTTTATGACAATAAAATTCCTGTTTATGAATTTGCTAAGTTACTTGATATCATTGGGAAGTTTTATAATTATGCCTTTTTAACAGTAGAAAGAAATTCTTTTGGTACGCCAATCTTAGAACGTTTAAGAAAAGAATATGAGTATATGAATTTGTACAAGCATAAAGTTTTTAATCAGCAATCAGGTAAAAAACAATTACAACTAGGATATCAAACTACACAAGTAACAAAAAATGTTATGATTACAGATTTAAAAGAACAATTCGAATTAGAAGTGATTTTTATAAACTGTCAAGAAACACTAGAGCAAATGCAGATTTTCATTGAAACAGATGGGAAAACAGGAAATAAAAAAGGTAATGACAAACATGATGATGGTGTAATTGCTATGGCATTAGCAATTCAAGGAATTAAGCAAAATAAATGGTATGTTTAAGGATAATTTTGTATTATTATATAACGAATATCTAATAGGAGTGGTTATAGTGAATATGAAAAACGTTAAGAATGATGTTGAGTTTGCACACAATGGAAAAGTATTTCCTGCAAGAGTAGACACATATTTTTATAATGGAAAGAAAATGGGAGATACATTGGTATTTACTTATACTGGTGTAAATGTAAGTATGCATTTTTCTGATGAAGATGCTTATCATATTATTGCAAAGCAAGAGTGTATTTTAATAGATAAACTAGGGGCAGAAGAATATAGAGTTCTTGATAGATATAGAAAAAGAGTAAAAGAAATAGAAGAATCACATGTGGTTATAAATGATAAAGTTTATAACCATTACTATGATAATTCAGTTAGAAGTGGGGCGACAGTATATCATGAAATGATGTTACAGATGAAGGATGGAGAGACCATTGATGGGACTTCACCGAGTCAATTTTTCTATGATGAGGATAGAAAAAATAGGGTGAAAACGTTTTATAATCTTACAAATAAAGTGACAAAGTATTGTAGGGAAAATAAAACTGAACCTAAGGATAGTACTTTGAATCTCGAATTAACACAAGAGTATAAAGAGAAATCAACTTGGATAAACGAGCGTAATAATTAGGAGGTATGGTTAATGGGGTATAATTATAGTATGCATGGGAAAACCAAACAGCAACAAATGATGGTTAAACAAAGGGAAAAGCAAGATGAAATTATAAAAGAAAATAGAGAACGATTGCGAAAAAAAGAATTTGATATGTATTTAATTTCTCAATCAAAAGGTTATGTTTGTGCTTATTGTGTTCCAGATGAATTAGAGATGTCAAAGGTGGATTATAAAACAAGGTATACAGCAGAAGTTACTTTGAAATGTCCTAAGTGTAATCATTCACAGGTAATAGAAATTAGTAATTTTGATATTTAAACAGTAAAAGCATCCTTAAAAAAGGGTGCTTTTTTATTTTGGAAAGGAAGAAAGAAATGGATTTAAAAGATTATATTAAAACCGTACATAACGGTAACCAATTCTGGTTTGTTGATGAGGTGTCTCATTTTGAAAACCAGAAAAGAATTTTAGACACAATTGAGAAGAAAAAATATTTGGACGGTAAACATGCTATCTCAAATAGGGTTGTAGAAAGTTATAATAATAAACCATATCAACAACGACAAGTTTTATTACAGTATGCAAAGTTAATTGTGAACCTTGAAACTACTTACCTATTAAAAAAACCGATAACTTTTACTGGTGAGGAAAAAATTGTTGGGGATATGCAGAGAGTGTATAAGAAAGGTAATTATGACAAGATTGACTTCGACCTGCTTAATAACTTAGTTAAGTATGGTAACGCATATGAGTATGTGTATATCAAAGATGATGGAAATGTGAGCAGTAAGGTCGTACCGACAGAATGCGGATATCCTATCTATAATGATGAGAACGACATGATTGCATTTGTTGAGTATTATACATCATTAGAGAGTGATTTCTATGTTGTCTATACACAAGAGGAAGTAGTGAAGTATTCAACAATTGGAGGAATGGATTTACGTGTTGTGGGTGCTTATAAGAATGTTAGTGGTCTACCAATTCACTATAAAACCGATAATGAACTGAGCAAAACATTTGGAAAGAGCGACTTGGATGACTTTATTAACATCATTGATGCTATGGAGGATTTATTATCTAAGTTTAGTGATTCATTCTATAAACATCATAATCCAATCCCAGTAGTTATTGGGCAACAACTAAAAGGAGAGGGGCTGAATCCTCATATCGTTGGTGGCGGAATTACTTTAGATGATGGTGCTGACTTTAAGATGGTAAGTAATGGTGTCAATCATAAGGCATTCGAGGTAATCTTCAATATACTTATGCAACAACTGATTAACATAGCAAGTGTTCCTGCTGTAGCATTGAATGCTTCTGATGTAAGTAACTTATCAGAGATGAGTATGAGAATGCTGTATCAACTTGCTGACATGAAGGGTGGACTCAATGAGCGTTACCTAAGAGAGGGGCTAGAGCAACGTAACAGCAAGATAGTGGGTCTGTTAGGTAAGCAAGGCAAGGCATACAGTGAAGATGCTATTGACTCGTTAGATATGGTATTCCACTATGCAAGACCAGTCAATGAGACAGAGGTCATTGATAACTTAGTTAAGATGTATGATGTTGGTGCAATCAGTATGGAGTCATTGGTTGCAATCAATCCATATGTTAGCAATGAACACCTAGAGTTGAAGCGTATACTTGAACGTGAGAAACGAGTTAGTGAGCAGAAGCAAGTCAATGAGCAAGTGAAAGCAAAGACAAAGGATGTAAAAGAAGATGTTGCAACTAAGAAAGAGGATGTAGTCGAGGGATAAGAGAGACATATGTGAGTATTGTGATTGTGTGTGGCGAGTTAGTAAGAACATTGTTATATCAATGTTTAGTGATGTAAAGGTATTACTTTCATGCGACACACTTTTAAGTAATGTATGTGTACGAGGGCATGCCGTGCCAGAAAACAAACGAACAAAATTGAGAGAGGTATTTAGAGAACGAATGTTCGAATTTCTCCTTTTTGTTCATTTTTGGGTTGGTGAATAAGTGCGTTTGGAAGGAAATGAACGCAAAACAAAAAACGAACATTCGGACTGAATCGTCAATAAATGTTCGTGTGATAGGACTGCCTATAACCTTAATTATGTAAACTACCACATAATTAGTATTATGGGGATACTTTATTATTCGTTTATTGTTCATTTTTGGTCTTGTTGAGTGGGTGTATCCGAACAAAACGTTTACCCTATGTTAGCGAAATACTCCTATAGCCAACCCTTCAACACACACCCTAAAAAATTCAAGAAAGGAGAATCCATAATGTTTGATTCTATCCTAAATTTACCTAGTCAATCTCTATTATATCTTGAAAACAAAATCAAATCAATGTACCCAACATTAAATCCAATCAAACAACGTCCATTAATGACAACAGAACAATATGAAGCAATTTATCCATATGTTGCAGACATGTTGTATCAAGAATTATCATTCACTTCATATTGTTCAACCCTTATTCATTTTAAAGATGATGAGAACATGGGATATGAAGTTAATGGAATCAAATTGAATGGATTCTACATTTCGGAACATCACAACGCTAAAACACATATATTCGTATTTACATACGAAGGAATTTGGCTCTATAACAATGAGCCATTGGATACACCAACTTATATTCAAGAGTACATTAACAGATTAGTTTGCAACTCTCATGAATGTTTAATATATAACAAATCAATTATAAAGGAGAATATAGATATGGATAATATAGAAAGATTACAAATGGAAATCGGTGGTATCGAATTGCCGTATGAAGAATTAATTGTGTATTTAGAGGAAGAAGGAATTAACGGTGATGCAACTTACAATGCGTCGTCAAAAGCCAACAAGAAAGCAATTTATGCGACTGCACTATCAATCTTAAATTCAATTGCAAACCAACCACACTTAATCAAAAACTATAGACAAGATGATATGACAATTGACAGTTTTGCTAAGTATTTGCAGTCAAGAGTTGACCAATTAGAAAAGAAGATTCGTCAAATGCCAAATGAAGATTCTGCACCTAGCAACTTCTTCAATTTATTTCAATAAGAAAGGAGGATAAAAAATGGATAAATTTAATATTTTTAAACTACAATATAACGCATTCAATGACATGATGTCATTAGCAGGTCAAGAAGTGTTTATAAATGGCGCTAAGAAGTATGGAATCATTACAAATACTGATACTCGAGAATTTAATGATAAATATCTTTCAACTAATTTTGCAATGATGCGTGGTGATTACATCTATTATAACGACATGTATTGGATGATTTGGAATCAAGTAAATGTAACACGTTCGGAAAATTATAAAGGGATTATGAGACAGTGTGAGCACAATATCATATTTAATTTAAAGTATGCGGATGAAACAAGTAAATATCTTTTGAAATGTCCTGCGGTTATTCAGCGCACAAGTGATTACACACAGCATTATCAAAGCACAGTATCAATGGTTACAATTGATTCAGAGATTCATGTGTTTGTAAGGGATACTTCTTTGACCAGAAAAATTATGAAACTTGTTGGTAAAAGCGATGGACAAATAATTATAGGAAACAAAAATTATAGTATTATCGGTGTATCTGTTGAAAAGAAGGGATATTTAAATATTACCTGTCGTTTGGACAATACAACTTCTTTTTCTGATTATGTTAATGAAATTTATTGGAGAGAAACTAGACCTACTGATTGGGAAAGTCAAATTGATGCTTCTTTATTCTACCGTGAAGGTGTAACACCTACATTACCTAGTGCTCTTAATGGATTACAAACCAATGTTGGTGAAATTAAGGGTTATGATATTAAAAATCAAACACCTACATCTCTTGGAGAGATTAGTTTCTCTTGGACACACGATGATAATAAAGTTAAGTATCGTGAATGGGAGGGATATAAGGTTGTATTTTTAAAGGATAATGTGGAGATTTCAACTACTACAACTATATCTGATTCTATTAATTATACAAACTTGCAAGCAGGTGAGTATTTTATTAAGGTTTCTATTCTATTTAATACATATGTAGAAGATGAAGGAAGTTTAGCGCAGACATCTAATAAATTTCAAATTAAAGATGAAACTGTTAAACCTTTACCACCTAACAATTATGAAACTAATGTATCACCAATGGATATTAAAGCAGTAGGAGAAGTAGCCGAAGATGGAGATGGGATAGTTACTTATACATGGGGCAAAGATGTTAATGCTGAAAACTATTCTGGCTTCGTTGGTTATACACTTTATCTATATCGTAATGGTACATATTCTTACTCATTAAACTTTGATAAAGATGTAATGTCTTATAAATGGACTAACAGAGGTGAGGGTACTTATTCTGGTAGAATCTGTGCACGTTTTATAAATGGTGAAATAGAGACATTAGGTTCAGAGAAGTTTTTTGGAAATGTAACAGTTCAAAATAATTTTGACAGCGGTGACCCTTGGTAA